ACGTAGCCCTCGCTCGTCATCAGCACGGCGGCGTGCTTGGGCAGCTTGCTGACGGCGGCGCTCGACAGGATGGCGTGGAACTTCGATTCGGCGGATGCGCGCTCGTCGTACGCGTACGTCGGCGTCGAAATCGCGCCGTTCTCGAACGTCTGGATCTCCATTACTATGTGCTTGGTCATCTCGGCTTCCTTTCTCTATGACCGTCGCTTACTCGGATTTGGCGGCCAGCGCTTCGGCCACCTTCTGCGCCACCAGCTCCTCGAGCGTGGGCGGCAGGTCGGATAACGGGTCGAGCACGAAATCGTGCCCGTCGTACCTGTAATCGGCGTAGTTGCGCATCGGGTCTGGCTCGAATCCCTGCGCGGCCACGAGCATGAAGCCTGCCGGGAAACTGACCCTCGTATGCTCGTCTGCATAACTGACGTCGTGAACCCTCTTGTTTTCGTCGATAATCGCGTATTTCATTTTTTATCCTTTGCAAACGCTAAACCTTGATAACGGGGCGAATGAAGTGGACACCCATGGACGCTGTCACGCCTGTGTTATTTTTCTTCAAGAAATTTGTCGAACTTCGATTCGTCACGACAACCGTCGCTTCGTTGTTAGATGATGAATAGCCGAAGCGCCCGATAGAGCAAGCCTGGTTATGGTTCGTCGTGACGTTGTAAATGCCGGCAAACTGGTATCCTGAAGGCACATTTAATTTCCAAGTTATCGACGCACCACTACCAGCATTGAGGTCTATTTGCCCAGAGGTGGTTGATTCGTTTTGATAGTCGAAATCTCGACTATCTGGACCAAGGTATATATTCCCGGTACTACCAGAGTAGAATACAAGCCATCGACCCTCCGTGTTATCGTAAACACCGCGATTACCAGACGTTGCTATTTGCAAAGACATCTCGTAATCGCTAGTCGACGTGAAAAAGCCGGCTGTATTTGATGAGTGCATGGTGGCACGATTCGTATATATGTTTAGGCCGTCTATTTCACTGCTTGTGTTTGGCGTGAGTTGTAACGCTGCTTTACTCGTTTTGCCAATTGCTTCTATCGTGATTGCATTAGTATTGCTCGTGTCATCATTGGCAGTGATGATCATGCTTTTAGAGTTTTTGCCAACGTGTATCTGAGCGTCAAACATCTTGATATTGGTAAATAGGCTGTCACTAGTAGAAGATATAGATGCCGCAACCGTTTTTCCGTCTTTTGCATAGACGTTAAACCCACTATCAGTTGTTTGTGCACGAAGGGAACCAGCTCGATACATTGACATTCCGTCGGCGTTCATTCTTGCGCTGAGAGTTGGAGTCGACGCGTTGTTGTAAATATCAACGTTCGAGTCGTTGATGGTTATGTGCTGTTTGTCCGAGCGCCCGATGAGCAGGCCTACCGACGAGTTCATCAATATGCGGCGGTTGCCGCCTGAATCGTACATAGTGAGCGAATCTACACTATCGACTTTTTCGCCGATGGTGATTTTCGGGTTCGCACCAGCAGCGGCATTTCCTCCGTACAGCGTGATGGTGTCGGCATAGTCGGCCTTGAGGTTGCCGGCCTTGTAGACCTGCATGCCATTAGGCGTAAATATCGCGTGGCCCGCGCTCTCGACGCCGACGCGCACCTTCGCGACCGTGCCGTCCACCCAGGCCTTGAACATCGAGACGGTGCCCCTGAACAGGTCAAGCGCGTCGCCGATGCGCCATCCGCGGGTTGTCGACGTCGGGTTGTTCGAGCTGTCGGGCCCCATGCCCTCCGCATGAATCCACGTGTCCCCGCTACCCTGCTTCGTGATGTAGTTCGTGGCCGTCTTCGCGGCCTGGCTGGCCTCGCGCAGGCTCACGGGCCCGAAGGCGCCGTCCTTGTAGCACCACAGCTCGTGCGAAGACGTGAACTGCCCGTTCGTCGTCGAGTCCCTGAGCATGCCGAGCGGCAGGTAGCAGTACCCGTCCGCGCTCGTCGGCACCTTGCACGTCATGAAGGGGCTGGCCGCTATGGTGAAGGCGTTCCCAATGATAGTGCCCTTGAGGTACACCATCGAGTGCTGGGCGGCGCTCTCGATCGTGCCGTTGTTCGAGAACGCGATATTTACTCTGACAAGGTCGAGATCAGCCCTGACGCCTCCCGCGTTGTATGCAGTATTGTTGTACAGAAGCGGATAGGATACGTCGAAGACCTTCCCAGCCGCTATGTTGTTGTACCCGACCGAGTTGCCGCAGACGATGCGCCCCGCCGTAAGATTGGTAGCCGCCTTCACGTTCGAGTTATACAGCGTTCGGTCGAAGGTGTTGGCGTTATTGGAGGCGTTCTGGCCGTAAGCGCCGATGTAGAGTTCGGTGAGGACGTCGTAGTTCGTCGTCCCGGTGCCGTCCATGTTCGCGTACTTCACCGCTGCGTCCAACAGCTGGACGGTGCAGTTCACTTGGTCCAGAACCTCGACGGTTATCGTTCGGGCGTACGTGGCGTTCGCCGGGTTCGTTGATCCTCTCAGCCCGAACCCTAACGCGTGGCCCTTCCCCGCCGTGATTCCGGCCTGCTTCGCCCTGTAGAGGTTCAGGTAGCAGATTGCGAGCGCTGAGTTCGACCTGTGCGATACCGCGTCGTACGCCATGTACGCGCTCGCCCTGCCAGATACGGTGACGTCCACGATTTCCTGGTAGATCACCGGGGCTGTGACATTAATGCGCAGCTTCACCTGCCATACGCCGTTGTAATCGTCTGGATGGACCTTCGCGAAGTAGAAGCTGGCGTCGACTGCGGTGTTTGCCGTACCGATGATTCCTGTGTACGTCTTTGTCGCAATTGGGTCGATTTGCTCTTGCAGGTTGTCGTGCGCCGCCTTCGCGGCCTTGAAGTCGTAGCTTCCAGTCTGGGTAGGCAATTAGACCACCTCCTGAACGAACCTGAACACATGGCCGCACCTCACGCGGGGGTCGGTGTATATCGGCACGCCAGCCGCCTTGCACCTCTCGCAGAAGAAAAGGTCCTCGGAGAGCGTTCCGTGGCCGTCCTCGTAGTCCACCCACTTGAACCACGGCCATTCGAGCTTGTGCAGCACCTCGGTCCTCACCAGAGCGCAGCCGAAGCCGCCGCCGTGGATGCGCAGCCGCTTGATTCCCGCGTCGGCGAACGCCTTGACCTCCTGGGCGCTGTACTCCGACTCGGTCGGGTAGTGGTAGTAATCCGAGCCGTCTGGCGCGTCGAGCCTGCAAAGGCATGTGGCGCCCGTGTACACGTTGTTCCCGTTGCGGTTAGCGTAAGCCCCCAGGAGCACGTCGACGGGCTCCTCGAGCATGTGCTTGAGCACGTCGCTCGGGAGCACGATGTCGTTGTCGACCATGAGGACGAAGTCGCAGCCCTCGTCGATGGCCTCCTGGGCGATCCTGTTCCTCGCCTGGGCGCAGTCGTACCCGCGCAGGAAGTCAAACACGAGCCAATGCCCGCACGGGTCGAGCCCGTAGATGGATTTGAACGTGTCTGGCGTGATGTTCTCGAATGTCGGAACTGCTATGAGAATCTTCACCATATACCTCCTTTTACCAGGTCACAGTGCAGTGGTAGACGGTCGTGAGGTCGGTCACGGCGAGCGTCGCCCCAGTGCCGAGCGATGTCGTCGAGGTACCTTTGGTCCACTTGTAAGTTGACGGCGTCTTCGTAGCGCCGTTGACCATGAGCACCACGGCGAGCGTGGCCGTCCCAGCCGCCCAGTTCACCGCCGTCGGGTAAACCGTCACGACGGCCTCTGGGCCTGTAGCCCCCGTCGCGCCCGTGGCTCCTGTGCTACCCGTCGGGCCCGTCGCTCCCGTCGCGCCGGTTTTGCCGATAGGGCCGGTAGAGCCCGTCGGCCCCGTCGCCCCTGTCGCGCCGGTCTTGCCGGTCGGCCCGGTCGCACCAGTGGCCCCTGTCTCCCCTGTGGGGCCCGTCGCACCGGTCGCGCCCGTATGGCCCGTTGCGCCCGTAATAGACTTGCTGAGCGTGAACGACTGAACGAATGCCTTGGAATCGGCGGTGATGGTCAGCGTGATGGTCACGTTGTCGTAAGCGGCCGTGGTGCCGCCTAAGTTCGCGCCCGACGCCACGTTGAGGACGAGCGAGCCAGCCGCAGACGCGGTTCCAGCCGTGTTCTTGTTGATCGTCACGCCGCTCGGCAACGTCGAGTATGCGATGGTGGCTGCGATTCGCGCCGTACCCTTGTACGCTGTGAACGGAATCGTTATCGTGGACGCCGCCGTAGCTGCCCTCGCGGTGGTGCATGCGATAGTCTGCGACTCGCTTCCGCACCATGCGCTGACGGCGTTTGCTCCCGCAGCGCCCGTTGCGCCAGTGGGCCCCGCCTCTCCCGTCGCGCCCGTTGCGCCTGTCTTGCCCATCGGGCCAGTCGAGCCCGTGGGGCCAGTTGCTCCCGTCGCACCTGTTTTGCCAGTGGGGCCGGTAGCGCCCGTGGCACCGGTCTCGCCGGTCGGACCCGTTGCGCCTGTGGCGCCGGTTTTACCCGTCGCCCCCGTGAGGGCGAGCGACCATGTGAACAGCTTGGTGAACGAGTGGCCGTCGACTGTCACAGGAACGGTCAACGTGCCGTTCTTCGTGGCCATAGCCGTGGTGACCGACACGGTGAACGACGCGTTGGTTTTGCCATTGTTCGATATACTGGTGGTAAGCCCGGTGACCTGACCGCTAATGGTTCCTATCGTCGCAGCTACCTGCGTAGCGCCCTTGTAGGCCAGGATGCCGCACGTGGCACTGCCAGCTACGGCCGCTGAGGTACCGCCTGCGAAGGTATGGCTCTCGTTCGTGAGCACGACGGTGTAGGCGTCCGCGCCAGCTGCCCCAGTTGCCCCAGTCTTCCCAATCGGGCCCGTTGCGCCAGTCGAGCCTGTCGGGCCCGTTGCGCCCACGGCCCCCGTCGCCCCAGTCGCACCCGTCTTGCCCGCCTTCCCGCCGACGCTGTAGCTCGTCATGGACGTGCCGTCCGAGAAGGTGAGCGTCGTGCGCGTCCAGAGGAACTGCGTGGTGGTCGGCGCGAGCGGCGTCTCGCTCCACGTGCCCGTCGGCGCTACGGTCCCGCTCGTGGAGAGCTGGTAGTCCACCGCTTGCGAGGTCACGGTCAGCGGATCAGCGTCGCCTCCGTCTTCGCCGACGTACTTCGACCACTTGAAGCTGGTGTAGGCCGGGACGCTCGAGCTGGTGCCCGTGTACACGCCGATGTACTTGGTTGCGCTCGTCGGGGTCGCCACCATGCCGCTCCCGTTCGCGTTCGCCGAGTATCGCACGTAGGTGTAGTAGCTCGTGCCGTCCGCGCCCGCTTCCACGGTATTGCTCGCCGTACCGTTCACGTAGATGGTAACCGAGCCGTCCGAGTTTTTTACGGTGGTGATGACGGGCGTGGAGCCGTCCTGGCCTGCGTCGACCGTGCTGGTCGCCGTGCCGTCCACGTAGATCGTCACGGAACCGTCGGAGTTCTTCACGGTGGTAACGGCTGGGCTATGCCCCGCCTCGCCCTGCGGTCCGCGCGCTCCCGTGTCGCCTTTCGGCCCCTGGGCGCCCTGTGCGCCCGTAGCGCCAGTAGCGCCGTTCGCGAGGTGGACGGTCTGCCCCGCCACCGTGATGTCGGCTCCCGTGGCCGTCTGCGAGGTCGAGATGTCGAGCGTCGTGAGCACGTCGGAGAGCTTCTTGTTCGTGCCGATTATGACGTTGCCGCCGCCTATCGTTATCTTCGCCTGCTCCGTGGCGGTCGCGGGCGTGAACACGATGTAGGCGTCCTGGTTGCCGATGTACTGGGGGCGCTCGCTGTCGAACGTGATGGCCTCCCCGTAGGTGGCGACCACGTGGCCGTAGCCGTCTATCACGCTCACGCCCGTGTTCGAGCACAGCAGTTTGTACCCGCTGTCGTCCTTGAGCACGTAGAGCCCCGCGTCGGTGAGCGCGAGGTGGCTCGCGACGTACTGGCTGAGCGCCTGGTCCACGTGCAGCTCGTAGTAGCTCGCGATGTCGGCGTCGACGGGCTCCGCCACCGCCGTGTAGACGTACGGGTCTGCCTGCGTCCCGCTGCCGCTGCGGACGTAGTAGACCTTCGACGGGTCCACCGAGGCGTCGGCCGTGCGCTCGTAGGTGCCGTGCTCGGTTATCCAGTTCACCGTGCCGATTACGTCCTCGACCGTGCCGAGCTGCACGAGCGCGTCGTTCGCGGCGGTGGTGGCCCTACCAGCCTGCTGCTTGGCCTCGTTGGCGCTCGCCGTCGCAGCGCTCGCCTGGGACTTGGCTTCGGCCGCGTCGGCCGTGGCGCTCTGGGCCATCTGCTTCGCCGTGGCGGCGTCCGCCGTGGCCTGGGAAGCGGCGGCGCCCGCGACCGCTGCGCTCGACTGGGCGTCGCTCGCTGAGGCGGCGGCGTTGGAGGCCGACCGCGACGCTTGCCCGGCGCTCGTTTCGGCACTCTCTGCGGCTGCCGCGGCGCGCCCGGCGTCCGCCTCGGCCGCTTCGGCAGCTACAGCCGCTCGTTCTGAGCTTTCCAGCGCGGTACTCGCCTTGCGGTCGACCTCGACTACGCGCACGATGCCCGCCGCGGGGTTCGTGGCGTTGCCGTCGATGGTGGCCCGCCCGTTCTCGATGCGCACGTTTACGGCGTCGCCCTGCTCCACGACGGCCGTGGTGGCCGAAACGGGGGTCTCCACGTCGGAGCCGTCGACGCGCACGTACACCGTGCCGTCCTTGTCGATGCGGTTCACGACGCCCGTCGTGCGCGTGCGCTTGCCCGCCGCCTTCGCTATCTTCCTGTCTATCGCGCGCTCGAGCGCGTTGGTCTCGTTAAGCATTGCCCACCGCCCTGACGGATTCCTCGACTACGATTCCCTTGTCGCACGCCAAGCGCTGCGACGCGACCTCGTACAGGCCGTCCATGCCGTGCTGCGGCAGTATGGCGCGCACCAGCGAGTAGGGCCCGACGTCGGGTTGCCACTCGCGGGCGTACGTCCGCTGGCCGTCGCCGTAGTCCACGCCCGGCATGAGGATGCACGACCCCTCGCGGTCGAGCACGAGCGCGGGCTCCGTCGGGCGCTTCCGCACGTGGACCTCGCCGCGCCCGTCGATGGCGAGCATCCAGCCGTTGGGCTTCAGCACCGCCCACACGGCGGCGAGCACGGTCGAGTCGAGGTCGAACACGATGTTCTCGGCGAGCTCGAAGCCGCCCCCGTCAACGTGCACGGGCGCGTCGATGCGCTCGGCCAGCTGGTCCGCGCACCACCGAGCGCCGTTGACGCCCTTGGGCGCCCACGCGCCGTCGCCTATCCTGGCGTCGCCCGACGCCTGCCAGAGCACCGACTTGCCTTCCAGCTCGTCCTCGCGGAATCCCCTGTCGTAGCGGCCCCGCGCGGTCTCGAACCACAGCGTCGCCACGGGCACGGACTCCGAGGACTGGTCCTGCACGGCGTCCATGACGATGCGCAGCCAGCCCTGCTCGAAGGGCGAGGTCGGGTCTGCCGTGACCCTGACCGACGCGGTCTCGAGCATCGGGGATTCGTCGGTGCCGTCTCGGCTGACCTCTATCTCGTCGACGCCAGAGACCGAACCGCTCGGCTCCCACGTGCTGGGGTCGATGCGCGCGACCCGAAACGTCGCGGCGTAGCTACCGTTCCAATCCACTTACGCCTCCTCGTCGAGCTCCACGGCGTTGCCGCCCGCGTCCAGGAGCACGTCGCCGTCCCACGTCCAGCCAGCCTTGGCCGCTCCCGTGCCGATGCGCACGCTCCCGCCGTCGTAGACGTGCAGAACGCCGCTCACGTGGCCGATGAACGACCACGCATCCAGCGGGTAGCCGCCGGCCGTGTCGTACACTGTGCCGTCCACGACCTCGACCGCGCCGCCGCCCCATTCGGGCGCGCTTATGTCGGATTTGCGCGGCCGGCCCGCGTCGCCCAGGTCGTGCTCGACGGCGTCGAAGCTCATGCCGACCTCCTTGGAGT